AGTTGGTAAACGGCAAGCGTTACGGCATCGTGAGCGACTACATCGGTCGCCCCGTGCAGGCCTACGATGAACACGGAACGCTCGTCTGGCAAGCCGACTACGACATCTACGGCAACCTTCGTAACCTAAGGGGCGACAACCAGTTCGTACCTTTCCGCCAATTGGGGCAGTATGAGGACGAGGAGACGGGATTGTACTACAATCGGTTCAGGTATTATGACCCGAGTACGGGTGGGTATATAAGTCAAGATCCGATTGGGTTAGAGGGGAATAACCCTACATTATATGGATATGTCCACGACCCGAACAGTTGGAACGATCCGCTGGGATTGGATTGTGCCGAAAACAAAAAAATTAAACAGTTACATAATGGGGAAAGTGTTAATGTTAAGTCTTTTAAAGAAGCAAATTCGTTACTTAAGAAAGCCTTTCCTAATGCAAAAAGATCGAAAGGGGCAAGTCCTAATGGCATGAGATTATCAGAAAAAAAATAAAACATTTAAATTAGACGAGAATAGGATAGCTGTTTATAAAAAAGATTATTTAAAAGATGAAAATGTAAATCCCGCAAAACGAGAAGTGATACTCGTTAAAAACGAAAAGTGAATAATTAAGGAAAAACGAAATGTGACGGGATAGTACAGTTTTTTTTCGTACGCAAGACTACACCTTCGGAAAATGTAAAGAACGGCATTCGAACACCATTAGATGGGTATTCGAATGCCGTTCTTGATTATGCACCCATCCTTTTGTACAGCATAATGTCTGTGTAGTTGCTGTTGTAATTCATCGTGGTGCTCACTTCCACGCGGTGCGCCTGTTCGAATGGGTTGCGGTCAATGCGGCTCTGTCCTATCCATTCGCACAGTTCGATTATCTGTGACTTGTTCGAAGTGAAGTACACATAGTCGTGCCCTTGGAGAATGGTAAGTACGTCGAGGTAATCTGCCAGTTTCCACGTCATTGTGTACGTGCCGACCTCGGTGGAGAGATAAGGCGGGTCGACAAGGAAGAGGACAGTGGGCTTGTCGCGGTATTCGGCGAAGAGGGCCTTGTAGTCCTTGCGCACGATGGTCAGGCCGTCGAGGTAGCCGTCTGCACAATAGTCGTTTCGCCGGACCGTATTGTAGAATGTTTGCTTGGTGAGTTCTGCCATATTGTTGGCGTATTTCATTGAGAAGAGGAGCGACGGCGACAGCGTGATGTAGTCGACAAAGCCGCGCTGTTCCTCTTCGGCAATGATTTCCAATATTCTGTCGCGGTGCTGCTGGCGTATCACTTTACCACGCGGCAAGCTGTCGGTGACTTCACGGATGCGGGCCAGCAGCGCATTGGTACGTGGAATGGCAGCGATACGACGATGATAGTTGTCGTAGTCGTTATATGCCACCGTGGCATTCGGTTTTTCACGCTTGGCAACATGGGACAGTAGGCCCGAGCCACCGAACAGGTCGACTATCGTCACATCGTCGGGGTAATCTTTCAAAACTTGGCGAAATGCCTTAACGAACTTTCTCTTTTGCCCCATGAATGGCAGGGGTGCTTGTGAATAAATTGTGTGTGTCATTGTTGTTATCCTGAATTTTATTAGTATCTTTGTATCGGCAATCACTTATTAACGCACAACCGCGAAAGCGTGGACGAGGACTTACCCCCGACCACACGCTTCCGCGGTTTGTTATAAGTGATTGCCAGTTGCTTTTAACGATGGTCGGGGGCTTTTTGTCCCCGGCCGTGCAGAACTAAGTCTGCAGTTTCTCGTATTCTTCTATCTACTATTCTACCTTTTGGACGCTGACGGAATAGACGAATATAGGCGCAGTGTCATCGCTAATCTTTGACAGCTCGATCTTAAGGGTCTCATCCGTCATGTCAGTATCATACAATATATAATCCGTGTACCAACCTTGGTGTACCAGCCTTTCAGAATAGGCGGCGTCATTAATCAGCACGCCCATTAACGAGGTATCATTGTCGTATGCCTCGATTGCCGGCGTAGATGTAACATATCCACTATTTTGAACATCGGTGTTACCCTCGAACCTCTTTGTTGCGATTGGCAAAAATCGTTGTGCTACAATTCTAATAGCCACACGCCTTGTCCCTTTGGGTATAGCAATGCTCTTTGTGGCATTATCTCCCTTAGAGCCAAGTCTAACGTGGCTTGTTCCTGTTTTATACAATCCCAGTGCGTCGGGTGCGGTCTCAATGTTTGCTCCGTTCAATGTCCAACCGTCAGCCATTAGTATGTTGTTGTTCAGTTCCGCGCCATATTGTCTTTGATTGTATGTCTTTACAATGCTCTTTGGAACTCCGTCATACCCTTTGAATATGGGTTTTGAAAGGTTGAACGCGCCATCACACGCCACCATGAAACGAATCTTGTCATACAGCTGTATATCCACATTCTTTCGTCCTAGATCTACTACAATCATATTGTTTTCGTATGTGAAGTCTACGCGCTCCCACCTACTTCTAATGCTGCCATCGTACGATGTACTCGCATTACGCACCCTTGCGATATATACGCTCGTCGGCCTTGTATCGCAGGTTACAACGAATGTTCCGCTCATTACGCCTATCGTGTCGGTGATAACCTCTATCACAGCCTTCTTTGAGCAAGCGACGTTTCCGCCTGTTAGGACTTCATCTACTTCACGAATTTTAGTCCCATTGTCTGTACCTCCGTCAACTACATAACGCACGTCATCTAAATTGTCAATCTGCCCCGAAGTTTTAGATGTCCTCGTCCCACTCGATGCTGCACGAAAATTTAATAGACGTTGATAGCTGTCGTCATAGCACAACTCATGGATGTCTTTGTCGGCAGACTTTGGGCGAACTATGAATATCTTGACGGACTTCATGATACGTAGCGAATTGAATGCGTCTAGATGTTTGAAAAAGCACGCTTGGTTGCGATAGCCTTGGTGCACGCCGCTGTCAAAGCCCTTATAAGTTGCTCCCACATTTGGAATTTCTCGGCGTAATTCCGAATGTATAAGACCGTTATCCTTGGCAAACTGCTCATAGGTCTTATCTATGTCTTTCAGTTTAATACTGCCGACGGCCGTTCCGTTCTCCCCACCTAATATCATCTTGGCGTTAATGCTGTCGCATATTTCCTTTGCCGCCTTTATATGAGGTAATGCGTCCTTTCCGTACTTCGTTCCGTTAGCCTCGTTATTCCACCACACGTAAGAAGGTCGTAATGTGTCTGCTACACCAAGGAGCATACCCATATTGCCTGACAACGTGCTGCCGCTTAGGGCATGGTTTGATACAGGAATATCGACAATGTCATTAACCTTCTCACACCATGAGTGTCCACGCATGCTACATGAATGGTCCGTAAGGGAAGAACCGTATATTATTACAAAATCAGTATTCGCATAGCTGGTAACATTCCCTTCTCCGTTAAGTATCTCATCCAACTTCGATAGCCTTATCTGATATTCAAATGAGAACCGCGAAGAGTGCGAAGATGTAGCAACCCACCTATTGAACTGGTCTATACAGTAGCCTTTTGCCTCATAAAGAGTCGTGATTAAGTATGCAGTCTCAGATAGCTTGATATCCTGTACCATCACCACACTACCATTTCTAAGGGTAAAATCACAAACAGCGTAATTAGTGTTAGCCTTTAATGTCGCCGTGTATTCAATTTTATCATTTACACCAAAACGGCAATCATAAACCTTTATCTCCTTGTCCTCATTAACAAGATTGGCAATCTCATCGCGGAAGATGAGTTTTGTAATGCGCACGTCTACATTGAAGGGTTTCTGGTCACCAGCCGACAATATCTGTAGTTTTCTGCTAAAAGCACCCCCAAGATAATCGTACCCAAACTGCCTAGTTTTTATATTTCCCTTGAATACGTTCTCCTCAACATAACGCTTTATTGCGTTGCTTTCCTGAGACGTCCTTTCATTCACATATGTTTTCGCCTCTTCAAACGTATTCTTAGCTGTTTTGTCAGCATAGCTTTTGGCATTATACGTGATAACTTCCTTGTATTCTAAATCATATGCTCCTCCATGTGTATCTCTTTCTGCCCATCGGCCAAAAAGATTTTCTATCCCAATCATTGGGAAACTGTAGTTTGTGCCAATTAGAAAGACTGTATCTCCACTCGTATTTACAGCCTCTTGGTTCTGCACCATCAAGACATCACCCTTACGAAATGACAGGTTGCACTCAATGTAATTCTTACCTTTTTCGAGTGTCAATGAATGGGAATTTACAGCCGCAGTATTACCTCTTGAGTATTCGAATACTTCTACTTTTTTGTCTTCAGAGAACACCCTACTCGTGCCGAATATAATCTTAGTCACGGTGGCGTCGTTTTCAAAAATGAAATTCTTCGGAGCAAGCTTGTATCTTCTAAACGAAGATCCTGTACTAATGTTTAGATTGCCGCAGACAAGTTTTCTCTCTCTAGTTTCATTGATGATTTCATTACCAATAGGCCGCCAACACTCTTCTGATGTTGTCCATTTGTCGCACTGATTGTAATACCTTACGTATAGATTCGTTATAGAATCTATAAAACCGATTACTAGACCTCCCTTTTGAAAATCACTTGGTACATCGCCAATAGCGCCCTGTAATGTGTATGTCTTTCCACCATTATTAATACTGACATTGTATTCCGTCAATAGTCCTGTCACCGCTTGTTGTGACATCACTTTGGTTGCGCTATCACCCGCTTCCTGAACTACATTGGGCGTCATTTTTGCGGAAAGCTCACCCATCAGCAGCCATCCTGGCTTCTGATAGGCATAGATATTCCCATTGTCTGGATTATCTGGGTGTGCACCATCATAGACGCTTACCAGTTGACCATAACGCAGAACCTTACCGTTAGTGGCAATAGGGGTAGTGTCTGCCTCCATATCTGGCTTAGATTTGTAAACCTTCTTAATACCCAGACTATCTGCCGACTGTTCTAATGAGGCAATGTATGCTAGGGTGTCCTCGTGCAGCTTACCAACTTCTTCAGGTGTAATACTATTCACCTGATTCTTCTCACTGAGTTTCTTCGCTCTACTAAGCAGATCATATACTGTATCCATTGTCGTTTATCTGAATTATAATATGTTCCTGTTTAACAGGTGTTATACACCCCTATGTTTTATCCTTTCTCATCCAAGCACTGTTATTTGGACTCTTTTCATTTGCCACACCTATTGCAGTATTTCAAATGTTAGGGAGATAGGGCATTCTATGGGTGAGTCCAGAACATCAGATGCACCTGAAAATTCTCGCAGGTCTCTAAGAGAACATTTCCCGTCGTAAAACTCTAAGGCGCATAGGTGTGAGCCATCGTCTCCACCAGTTCCAAAAGTTCCACTCCATTTTCTGTTTAAAAATGAACCAACCTGGGGGTCCACTTCAAAAAGGATTCCCTTTCCGGGCATGGCATCCCATTCACCCTTCATGCTGCTTATCTTGACCTTTATGCGTGTGGAATCGCCCTGTTTCTGATATTGCACTTGCCCAGTGTATCCATTGAAGAATGTAACAGGAATGTTTTTCCAAGTGTCTACGCCCCCCAGGCCAAGGTTTCTCCGTAAAAGCTCGGTCAACGTCGGGAGTTCGAGAACGTTGTAGGCAACCTTGGCACCATCCTTACTTGTACTTATGTATGCCTGCCTTGACAGCCTGCATGCCCTTTCCTGCCCGTCTTCGAATTCTCGCCCTTCATTTTCTGTCTGTGTGACACAGACGTATACCGGGTCGTTCCAAGTCCGAACCGTTACCGTTGTCTCCGGGAAGTCTATTATTTCACCAGACAGAACAACAGAATTTGCGAAAATCTTGGCCGTCGTCGTTAATTTGCTAGGATCTACGGATATAAGCTTTAGCTCCAACCTTTTTATCAAGAAAATGGGGGAATCTCCGGTTACGGCATTCAAAAATTGGCGATTGAAACTAGCGTCGTTGTCTTGCAACAGCTTGATATCGTCAAGGAATATGGGTTGTCCACCCTCATTGAACAGAAGTCTATTCATATTCGTATATGGTTATGGCATAGCGGCGGCCAGCCGGTTTGTACGTGTCGATGATGCGGATGATTTCAGCCAAGTGGCGGCCCTTGTACCGATCCTCTTCCGGTGTTGGTGAAGTGGCAAAGAAACTGGGTACATATACCATAAAGTTCGGCTTGCTTGGAACTTCGCCGTCCATCCATAACGTCATGCGTGGGTTTAGGAATGTGGGCGGCTTGCCCTCTGCCTGGAAGTATAGGCACGGATGCCGATCGTCAGATTCGGACTCTATGTATATCTGTCTGTTTCGCAAGAAGAATCGGCGGTTAAGCGCGCGTTCGATGTCTTGCACGCTGGCCGTGATGTCGAGCCTGTCGGCCACTTTCTTGCGATATTCCGTGAAGAGGCGGTGAACGTAAGCCAGCGGAATGATGAGGATGCGGAGCAAGGCCACCAGCACTCGGCTGCGCAATATGGGCGGCAGCAGCTGCACGGCCCATCGGTTGAAGTCTACGTCATACCACATATCTTATAGAGTTTTGAAGTCCAATAGCAACGAAGCTGCCACCCACTGCCGTATAGTTATTTCCAACCACGGGTCGGTAATCTGTGTCGGCGGCCGTTTTGTAAAGACATTCGGCCAATGTCACGTCGACAACGCCCTCCACGGCTTGGATAGCATCAACAAGACGCGTTTTGTTGAATGTTCCGCCATAAGTGATACCGCGCAGGTAGACATTTATTGCATCCTCGACGGGTTTCGCCCCATCGCCGTTCCTTGTTCCGTTCGCACTAAGGATAAGCGGGTCCACCTGCACCGTAGCTCTCACCTGAATGCTGTCGGCAGGCAGCGAACGAATATTGAGCACCACACCCGCAATCTTAACGCGGTTCATATAGTGTTTGAACGCCGTTAGAACATCGGCAGAAAGCGGTTCGGGCAGCCCATTTTTATCGGCCGAGGCCAATACCTGTATGCTCGTGCCGCGGTCGCGCACGGCCACGTAACGCACCAGCCGTTTCTTCTCGTCGATGGTGGGGTAACGCCATTGCGAGGTGCCCTCGTCAAAAACTAATGCATCACCATATTGGAACTGCCGGGCAACCTTATAGTACCACGGCACGCTGGCCACCACGGCGCGGCTTATCTTCTCGTCCACGTCCAGCCGATGGCGGTCGAACAATGCCTCCATCACGTGGCAGCAGGCAGCCACAATGTAGAACAGTATGCTCTCGATGCTCACCGCCGAGAAACTGCCCTCGAAGGTGTCGCCCTCCGCCAGTCCGTATGCCTCGCGCAGCGTGGCATTGGCCATGAATGCATCGGTCATCGTGCGCTTTATTTCTGCTATCGTGCGTGCCATTGAGTTGGGTTTAGTTGAATGTGTCGTTGAACGTCTCATTGAATATGCGCGCCCTCGTTCCGCCATCACCGCGCAGTGTGGCCGGGGCTATGCCGTGTGCCTGGCAATAGCGGCGCATGGGGCGGTTGTATTCGCCCTCGTGAAGACTTAGGGGTTTGCCCGTGGGAGGTGTGTCGCTCACAGCCATGCCATTGTCCATAGCCAACCGCACCACCGCCTCCAATGCGCCATATTCCTGTACGGCGATGTCGGCCAATGTTTGGCCGTCCCTTACCGTCGTTTCCATAACTTGCGTGCGAATAGTATGAGGAACAATACGAAGGCTATCCACCCCACGATGTCCATTATCGTACCTAGGGTAGGCCAGCCGGATTTCGAGTCCGTCGACCTTTCTTGCCGAAGGGAGGATATGTCCTTGTCGTGCGTCCTGTCGCGAGTGGCCGTGGCCGAATTGTCGGCATGGGTGTCACGTGTGCGCTCGCTGGTGCGATATCGCTCGGTGGCGATCACCCTGCCCGAACTGTCCTTCACCAGCACCACGCTGTCGCGGATGGTCACGCTGTCGCGCGTGTCGGTGACGTAGCGCAGCACAACGCTGTCGCGCACAACGAGCGAGTCGCGCTGGCGAACGTCCACCTCGCTGTTTCGGATTATCGTCCGCGTTGTGCGGCACGAGGCTAGCAGCATGATTAATGCAAGTATATATAATAGGTGTCTCATTGCTCTTGGGGTTAGATGTCCTTATATTCTTTCTTTGCGTCGAAACAGGGGCAGGCCTTGATGAACTCCCAGGGCTCTATGATGCCGTTGTGATTCAAGTCCGGCGAGAAGTCGCGATGTCCGCGTATCTCGGCGGCCGGATACTTCTTATGCAGCATGCCCAGCAGTTTGCGCAGGGCCTCTTTCTGTTCAGCCGTGCGCGTGTCGGCGTACTTTCCCTTGGCGTCCAGTCCGCCTATGTAGGCCACGTTGATGAGCATGTGGTTGTAACCTTTCACGCCGTTGCTCACTTTCTCTTCACCAAGCAGCTGGGTTATCCTACCGTCAACATGCACCACATAGTGGTAACCTGGTGCCTTCCAGTCCAGCCTGGCGAATTCCATCATCAGTTCCTTGATGGTGGTTCGCTGCGAACCACCTGTGGCATGCACCACGATGTACTTTATCGTTCTCATTTTCTTTCTTTATGTAATGTGTCCAACGCCTCTGCCACGTCTTCGGGCTTCACGTTAAGTTTACTGGCTATCTCTCCTGCCAGGGCCTTTTTCAATATATTCAAGAAAGGCATGTGGGGGAAACAAATCAGCATACTGGCGGACATGCTCCACAGTTCCACCAGGATGATGCCGATACAGATGATACTGGTGGTCAGCCCCGCGCTAGCCCCCACCAGCTTGTCGATGAGGATGAAGGCGAAGACGGCCGTGCCATATACGGCCAGTTTCGAGAACGTGTCGCGCGCCAGTTCGCTCAGTGCGAAACGCTTTTGTACCAGGCTTGCAGCGATGCCCCACACGGCATCCAGCACGATGGCCATAACCGTAAAGCCCACCATCTTCTCATAGCCGACGATGAAATTCATAACCAGCAAGGCTGCGCACAGCAGCCACCCCCACACGGTGGAGAGTGCCTCGGAAAGTTTTTGTAAGAAATGTTCTATCATGTTATGTTGTCTTTAATATGTTGCGTCGATCTCGATGCCTTTCGGCGTAATTCTAATGTTGTTCACCCGTTGGCGGTCCATCTCCAGCTGTTCGCGTATCATGGTGCGCCAGTATAGCGGGTCGTGGTCCATAAGCATATCGGCAATGCCGCAGCCCACCGAGGGGCGTTCCTTCAGTTCGCCCTTGTTCAGGGCGAGGATGAGAGCCTGGTTCTGCCGCAGCGTGTCGCCCACTTGCAGCCCAGATGTTATCTTACCTTGCTCGTCTCGCCTAACGCGGATAGCGGGGGCGAAATCCGTCAACTGTATGCCGTTCATTGCCTAATGCTTTATTGTCGTATCTTCGTAATCTCCTCGTTTAAGCTGCTGCGCAGTCTTGAGGGGAGGGCCAGTCGGCCCGTGAAAGCCTTGGTGGGTGTGGGCGTTGAATGCCTGCACCAGTTCGTTAATCTTTTGCGTTAGCTGCTCAATGTTGATTAGGCCGCCCAGCTTGCCGCCGTTCAGCGTGATGCTCTCCGCGTGGTCGATGGCCAGGACAACGAGCTGTGTCAAGTCGCCCGACAAGCTGCCGACGATTACCGCGCTGCCTGTTTTCGGCGTTACGAGCATCTGCCCGCCGTCCGCAGCTTCCGAAGCGCGCAACCGCACGTCCGGTACGGCGATGCCGCCAATCTCCACTTCGCACGTCAGGCCGTCCGTCTTGCGCACGATGCCCTGCATCAGTGTGAGTTGGGCCTTGCCGGCTGCGCTGCGCACCAATTGCGCCAGTTCCTTGTAGTTGTCCATATTCCGTCTAACTTAACCTGAAACCTAATTCAATCTTACGCACCCCACCATTCTCGGAGAACGATGTGGTGACAGCCCGCACGTAATATGTGCCGTCCTTGTTAGGGTAGTCCGCGTCGTGCAGCGTGGCGGTGTCGCCCGGCACGCATTGCGGCACGAGCCAAGTGGTAATGCTGCCGTCGTAACCGTCGAAGCTGCGGCGGCGCACTTCGGCCTCGCCGCGCGCCTGCATCGATGCGGTGTCCGAAGCGTGGCATTTCACCTCCACCTTCTCGCCGCCCGTGCTGCCCACCTCCACTTCCTTCACCTTGCCGTCGGGCATCAATGCCTTCACCACCACACGTACCTTCTTGTCTTCGGCGCGGCGGTAGGTTAGGTCGGCATCCTCCACGTTCATGGCGAAGTCGTAGCGGCGTTCCTTGCCCGTAACCTCGCCAGGGGGATGTACATGCAGCGCGCCGTCTTGCAGATAGATGTCCGCCCCGCACTCTTCCTGCACCTTCTTCAGCACGTCGTAGCCCGTGGCATCGTGGATGACGAACTTGGCGTAGGTCCAAGTGTATGAGCAGTTCACCTTGTAATCACGGCCAACGCCCTTTATTACGTGGCCTAGCAAGTCGGCCAGCGAAACGCCATTCAGCACGGCGTTGGGGATGTTCTTCCTGAGCGTGAACAAGTCATCCTCACAGAACAACTTGATGTCGCCCCCGTCAGTGGCGATGCGCTGCAGCCATCCGCGGAACTCCTCCACAAGCCCCGTTTCCTTGTAGCCGAACTTCACCAGCACGGCATCGCCGCGCCGTATACAGCTCTCCACGTCGAGTGCCTGGTTGAGCTGGGCCGCGGGCAGGGTTATCTCGCAAGTGTCAGCCAAGAGCTCCACGCTCTTGTGCACGCCAACCGCAGCGAGCATGCCTAGCTTGTAATTGCCGATGGTGATGTCGTATGCCATTGTGTACATGTGCGTGTCCTTTCCTTTATTGGTTCATGAGCGCGTATTCGTTCGCGCCAAGCAGCAGCTTGTATATGTCGTCGCTATATGCCCTGATGGAGTAGTTCTGGTTGGCCTCGCCTGCGGTGAAGGGCATCTCCCAGCTCTCGATGACCAGGCGCGAGATACCGAACACCTCCAATAGCGGCGAGAGGGCCGTAATGGAGGCCGCCTCGCAGAAGTTCTTGAGCCGGGCCACGTCGGCCGAGGGGTATCGGCCGTCGGTGCCGATGAGCACGCCCTCGATGGTGATGTCGTAATCGTCTTGTGCCCACCGTTCCTTTATCGAGCCACGGATTTGCCCCTTGTTCACCTGCCGCCGCTTGATGACGTGCTTGCCCGTGAGGCTTATCATCGGCTCGAAGGGCAGTAGCCACTCCTGTGCGCCTGGCTCTTCGAGCGTCAGGCTCAACGGCATGGCCATCGGCAGCCCCAGGGCATTGGTGCGAACCATGTCGGCAAGTTCGGCGTCGCTCATGGCGCGGATGGCGGAGTAGTCGCCCTCGTCAACCTGGCGGATGCCCGCATCGCGGAACAGCCAGTAGGGAGGTATCTTTACGCCCGTGATGCGGAGTGCCAAGTTTTCCAGCGCAAAGCGCGTTACATTGTTCATGTACTGATGAGTTTACTGGGTTACCCGCGGTCGGTGTTGGTGGCGATGGCCAGCGCGCGGTTCATGCTTTGCACAACTATCCTTTCCAATTCGGCCGTGTCGGCCTTATCCGTCATGTGCACATGGAGCGTGTCGAAGAACTTGGAGATGTTCATCGTGATGCTGGTGGAGCGTCGGCCGCCTGTGGCGATCTCCTCTGCCGAGCGGCGGCCTTTATTACCTTTGCCGGCCTTGTCTGTGCCCTTGCCTGCGCCGAACACCACATCCCCGACCGCCGCACTGCCTTTTAGCCCTGGTGTGGAGAGGGCCGAACGTTCGCCTTTCTTCTTCTCCTTCTGCTTGTCCTTGGCGCGTTCTGCGGCCAGGTTCTTCTGAAACGTGCCGCCGATGCCGCGAACGGTTGCTGCGGTGCTCTTCACAAGGGAAACCGCGCTGTTCACGCCCGAGACGTTCTTCACGCCAGCGGCGAAGTCGGCTGCCGCGCCTTTGAAGTCGCCCGAGAACAGCTTGGAGAACGCTTTGGACAGCAGGCCTACGCCACGGATAAGTTCCTTGATGCGGTCGACCACGTAGGTCTTGATGAGCTCGCCGAACTTGCGCCACACGTCCCACATCGTGATGAGGAATGCGCGGAAACCGGCGAACTTCGTCCAGCAGTAGGCCACGATGGCGATGAGCGCGGCCACACCCACGACGATAAGTCCTATGGGGTTGGCGGTCATGGCCACGTTGAGCAGCCACTGCGCGGCCGTCCATATCTTCGTACCGGCCGTTACCAGCGTGGTGATGGCCTGGTAGGCGGCCAATGCCATCGTGTACGTGCGGAAGACGGCCCACACCGTCAGTACCGCACCGCCCAGCAGCATGAATGCCGTGCGGAACCGCACCACGAACCCGATGCCTGCGGAGATGGCCGAGAAAACGGCCTGAAAGACGGCGAACACCCGTGGGATGGCTGCGGTTATCTTGTCCACAACCTCGGCGATGGGCGTGTTCATGCTCTGCGAGAGGTCAATAGCACCCTGCTGCACGGTATCCATCAGCGTGCTCCATTTGCCGGACAATGTCTGACTCTGCTTGTCCATCATGCCGTTGAACTTGCCACCTGCCCCCGTGGCATGGGCTATGGCCTGTTCCACGTTGTGGTAGGTTATCTGTCCCTTGGCCATCTTGTCCTTGTCGCCGCCCGATATGTCGCCCAGCTGGCGCAGTAGCGGCAGCACCTTGCCCGTCTCGACGCCGAAGTTGAGCATGGTCTGCGCAGACTTGGTGAGATCCATCTTGCCGAAGGGCGAATGTGCAGCAAAATCGTTTATCTGCCCCAGCATCTCGGCGGCCTTACGCTCGCTGCCCACCAGCGTGGTGAAGGCCACGTTCACGCTCTCCGCTTGCGCGCCCAGCCGCACCATCGCCCCGACGCCAGCACCTATCATCGTGTATGGGTTCATCAGGAATTGCATGCCTGGAATCGACATCAGCGCGCCCTTAAATCCGTCGAGCGAGAAGGCCTTCCGCAAACCACGCCCTACAACCGACGCCTTTCGGTTGATGGTATCCAGCTGCTGTTCGGTCTGCCTGGCCACCGACACGACATTGCCCTTGTCGGCGTTCAGCTTGATTAGGAATTTCAGTATATTATCCATCTATGCCTTTCGCTTTTGCTTCCGCTTTCCTTATCTCGCCCAAATACTTGTACGTATGTGCCCATTCATCGTCCGAGAGCGTATCGGGGTCCAAGTGCAGGTAATAACGCATCACTGTGTTGAAGAAGAGGATGTCGAACCCGTCGGACACGTCCACCTCGGCATCCTCTAGAGCTTTTTTATCTCAGCCTCCTTAACCTCCAACACGTCCTGCATTTTCTGTATGGCCGCCAGGAAGAGCGAGTCGTCGGTCTTGATATCTTCGTCCCCCGCCACCCAGAGCTGGTTGAGCATGGCTTCGCTCATTTTGATGGGGTCTTTCACCACGCTGACGTAGCTCAGGTTCTGGCGTGTGGGGCGGTGCAGGATGCAGCCCTTACCCTCGACGGTTATTTCGAAGAGTTCGCCGTGCTTGGCCTTCCACTCCTCTATCTGTTGTTTCGTATATTTCATAATCTCGGTGTTTGGGTTATGCCTGTTTCTTATCGATGAAAACGAAGGGGATGGTCTTTTCTTGGAACTTGTCCCCCTGCTTCCATTCGGTGTTGTCTTCGGTGAACTCCACGCCCACCAGTATGTCGGTGGTGATGGCGTCACCGCGGGTGGGGTTGCCGTAGGACACCACCACATCGAGCTGGGCGGCGAGAATGTCGCCCTTGGCCGCCTCGCGCAGGGCGAGATACTCACTCTGCAGCAGCGTTATCTCACCGCTGTAATCGTAGTTGCCGCTCTGCACCGCGTGCGGACGGTTGCCCTTGGCATATAGCAGTTCCTTCTCTTTCTTGATGTTGTACTTTATGCCGCGGATGCCAGTAACGGGTCGTCCGCCCATCACCACACTGATGTCCGCCCATTCGTATTCTCTGCTGTTGAACATTACCTTTTTATTTAAAGTGTGAGGTGAGTGGGTGCGATGCCCACCCACGAAATGTTACTTACCTGCCGTTTCCACCTGGAACCCAAGCTTGACGTCCACATAACGAGCGTAGCCGAAGGGTCGCACTTTCAACGTGAGCTCCACCTTCGATGTAGCCAGCACGTTCTGCTTGGGGTCGATGTAGGCCTTGCAGCCCGTCCCGTCGGCATCGGCGGAGAGCTCGCCCTGCGCCGTCATGGCGCGGTTGACGGCGTTCTCCATCATCTGCTGCCAAGCCATGAGAATGCCGTGCTGCAGCGTGCCGTCCTCGTTCACGGGGAGCTCGTCGAGCATCAGATCGAGGAGCGCGGCATAGGCGATGCGATAGGCCTTATCGATGGTGCGCCGTGCGGTGATGTGGGCGTAGTCGTCTGTAGGCACGCAGGCCAGGCGGTCGTCGGTGAAGAAGTAGCCGGCCTTGCCCACGTACTTGCGCGGGGTGATGTAGCCGGCATCGTATAGGTCGCTTACGGCCGAGGCGTTCTCCTCTACAGGCTTGTCACCCAGGTATATGGTGGTTGGTTTCAGCGCACCATCCTTAACGCGGCCGATGTTGCGCTGCACGGGTACGGAGGCCAGTCGCCCGGCCATTACGCCCACTGCCGCGCCCTCTGATGCCTTCACCGTGTCGCCGATGAGCACGCCCACGCGGTTGTAGGCCTCGCCGTGCAGGTCTTTCACCGCACCGCCCTTGTAGCCGCGCCCCTCGATGACGATGAAGAGCGGGGCGTAGAGCTGCGTCGTGGCCCATTCGGCCAGCTGCTGCGCCTTGGGCAGGGCGGTGAAGAGGTCATCATCCAGCCCGTTGGTGGTGAGGGTGGCTTCGCGGCCGTCGCCGGCCACGAATATGCCGCGCAACGCCCCGTTCTGCGCAGTGACGAGTTCCTTAATCACGCCAGAGTCCTTATCAAGCAGTTCGGTGAACGTCTTCGTCTTGTCCACAGGGAAGATTACGAGCTTCACGCCCTCTTCGGCCTCGGTGTAGAACTCCTTCACGTGCTTATGCAGGCGGGGGTTGTTCTCAGGGGTAACGCCCAGCTTGGCCAACTCTTCGAATGAATGCAGGGTGTAGGCCTTGTCCAGTTCCATATTCTTGGTTACGGCAGATGCGCCGCACACCAGGGCGAACAGGCCGTCGGGGCTTTCGCCCACGGTGCCCAGCTGGCCGTTTAAAAACTGAATCTTAATTCTTGGTAACATACGCCACTCCTTTCTTATTTAGCTGCTTCAGCGAGCAGGTAAACACCTTTCTTGTCGTAACGGCGCACCGATCCGCCCGTGCGGAGCAAGAACGAATAAATATCACCGTAGTAGAGCGGATTGTTAGTCGAGTCGAACATCTTAACTTCGCCCATCGCACGACTGACAGACTTGTCGTGCCAAGCCAGTGCTGCGGCCATCTCTCCCGCAACGGCTTCCTGGTCCCAACTCAAGAGGCTCTTGTCGGTCTTCACGCGCAGAACCTGACTGCGTGTCATGACGTTCAACCCCCAGAGGTTACCAACTATGCCGCGCTGCACATCGGCGGAGTTTTGGAACATCCACTTGTCCGATTCTGATAGGTTTTCAAGCAGATCGGCGTGCATGTACGCATCCAGCAGGATGTAGCGTCCCTCCTTAGGAACGTTGTCGGCGTCCATGCGCTTCATGATATTCAACAAGTCAGCCTTGGTGATGCACTTGCGCTTGCCTGTCGCGGTCTCCGAAGTGTGTGCGTCGCGCTCTGTCGTACCCGTAGTGAATAACACATTTTTTGAGGGAACTCCAAGCCCCCAGCGTTCCAAAATGTTCTCTTCCGCAGCGTTCCGCAGCTGTTCGCGATCATTGCTGATTATCGAGTTGCGCTTGTCGTACGAAAGTTCCACCGTGTCGATGTTCGGAATGTAGATCGGGTCGGTGGTTAGCTCGTCAATCTCATATTCCAAGTCGTGGTCGGTTCGCTGGTTCACCGTCGCGGGTTTCACAGAGCGGTTCTTCTGCACCTTTGAGGGCGCACCCGCATTAGGGATGATCACCTTATGCGCATGGACGAACGTGGAGTCGTCCACCGATTTCGCGGCGAAACCGTTGTCGGGGTAGAAGTTCTCGACAAGCGTAGTCTGCCAGATACTGATATTCAATGCCATTCTAATGTCGTTTTAATGTTGTTCTAATGCTGTCTTATTCATTGTAGTCCAAACCGAACTTTTCCAGGTACTTCGCCTTGAACGCGGTGATGTCCGCATTGCGCAACTCCGAGAGCTTACCCGCCTTGTCCAGTTCGTCCCAACTCATGTCGGCCAAGGCAGTCGGGGTGCCTCCATTCTCACGATACACATCGACGATGCGACGAGAAGGCTGGGCCTTCATACTGGCCAGCAGTTTCTCGGTATTCTCGCGGTCAGTCTTCATCAACGCCATGAAACTGTCCTTCTGCTCGGCGGTGATGCGGCGTTCGGCCACCGCCTTATCCACGACGGCTGCGATTTCCTTGTCCTCAACGTCCTGAAGTTTCTTTTTATAGCCCTCGACGGCTTGCGTCAGGGCGTCAACCTTGGCGGCCTTGTTCTCTAATTCGCGAACATGCGCCACTACGGCATTCTCGTCTGCCAGGTTGGCGAACGAGGGGATGCCACTTTTCAAAGATTCTAATAATGCCATTCCTTTGTCTTTGTTTTGTGGCTGATTTCTCAGCCGGTTGTTGAAATACGTGTAAATATCGTCAGAGGACGAAGTGTCCACTGCCTCGTCGGCCATGTCGTATATCCCGTCGATGAGTTTCATATCCAACGCCTCCTGTGCGGATATCCAGTGGTCCTTCTCGTCGAAGTACTTCGCAAGCACTTCGTCCTTCTTCATCCCGCACCGTCCGGCAATCATCGAGGCGAGGTCGCCTTGTAGATTTTCCATAACCTCGGCCATCTGGCGCAGTTCGGAGGCGTTTCCCCATGTGCCGCCGCTAACGGCGTGAAGCATCAGCTTGGCGTATGGCGACATGTACAGGGGCTTTCCGCATAGTGCGATAATGCCCGCAATGCTCGCCGCCACTCCGTCGATATAGACAGTGATGTCCGCCTTGCTCGTGCGCAATGCATTATATATCGCGATGCCGCTGAACACGTCACCGCCGCGGCTGTTGATGCGCACGTCTATCTTCTTGTATTGCTCCGCGAGTGCCATCAGTTCTGCCACGACGCGCCCGCTGTCCACGCGCTGCCCGTCGCCCACGTCGCCATATAAGAGTATGGCCACTTCGCCGTCACTGGGAATTATGTTGAAAAATTTCTTTTGCACCGTATTTTGATTTTTCGGCAAAATTAAACTGAAAAAACGAACCCGAAAAATCGCGATTACGCCATAGGAAACTGAACGCACATCATTGCCGTTCAGCTAGATATGGCGAAAAGGCAATTTTATTCATTGGCGAAAAAGCAGGAAATTTGCAAATGCAAAAAGGAAAAGGAATGACAAGGACAAACATTGACAAGAAGGGTATCGCCAAGTCGCTGTACCTGGACGGGAATTATACACAAGAAGAAATTGCCGACAAGGTGGGCACCACGCGCCAGACGGTAAACCGCTGGGTGAAGGCGGAGAACTGGGACACGCTGAAAGCTTCCGTGGCCATCACCCCCGCACAGATAATCTCACAATGGAGCAGACAGATAATCGAGATTAACAACGCTATCGCCGCGCGCGATGATGGGCAACGTTATGCAACGCCCCCTGAGGCCGATGCGCTAGCCAAACTGGCTGGGGCGATCAAGAAACTTGAGGCTGACATCGGCGTGCCCGATTGTGTCTCCGTGGCCATGCGTTTCCTTTCATGGCTACGCCCGCTTGACATAGAAGCGGCAAAACAGTTCAACACGCTCTTTGACGCGTTCATCAAGGACCAAGCAAACAGAGGCAAGGCATGAACAGGCTGTCGGACAAACAGGCATTGGAGATTTGGCGCAGGTATAACGAGGGCCTTGCCAAGGACATCGACGTCGACGAGAGTCTCTCACGTTACGACATCGACAAGAAGAGGGCTGAACTCGAGGCCGACCCCGTGGCGTGGATCATATACTTCTTCCCGACCTACGCAAAGTACGAGTTCGCCCCATTCCACATCAAGGCCATACGGCGTCTAGTAGCTAACGGCGAGTGGTACGAAGTGTTGTCATGGTCTCGCGAGTTGGCGAAGTCCACCGTGGCAATGTTCGTGCTAATGTACCTAACGTTGACCAAACGTAAGAGGTTCGTGGCCTTGGCTTCGGCCACTATCGACGCGGCCGAACGCCTGCTCGCACCATATAAGATTAATTTCGAGAAGAACTCGCGCATACGGCAGTTCTATGGAAAGCAGGAGGTGCTGGGCATGTGGACAGACCGCGAGTTCTCATGCGCATGCGGCGCGAAATTCATAGCCCTGGGCGCAGGCTCCGCACCACGCGGAATGCGCAACGAGGCTATTCGCCCAGACGTGCTGTACTTCGACGACTACGACACGGACGAGGACTGCCGCAATCCGGTGACGCTCGACAAGAAATGGCAATGGGCAGAACAGGCATTGTACCCCACGCGCTCAATATCCGAGCCCACGCTGGTGCTTTGGTGCGGCAACATAATCGCCAAGGATTGTTGCATAACGCGTGCGGGCAAGCTCGCCAACAGTTGGGAAGTTGTGAACATCCGCGACAGGCACGGGCGCAGCACGTGGCCGCAGAAGAACACCGAAGAGCAGATAGACCGCATACTCTCGAAGATTTCGGTACGCGCCCAGCAGGGCGAATATTTCAATAACCCCGTTGCTGAGGGTAAGATCTTCAAGAACCTGCCTTTCGGTAAGGTTCCGCCATTGAAGAAGTTCCGCTTCCTCATCGGCTACGGCGACCCCGCCTATTCCGACAGCAAGAAGAAGGCAAGTAGCACCAAGGCTCTGTGGCTCGTAGGCAAGTACAAAGGCGTGTACTACGTGATTAAAGGCTTTCTCGCGCGTGAGACCAACGCCAACTTCATAGGCTGGTACTTCGAGTTGGACAAATATGTGGCGGGCAAGACCAGCGTGTACTGGTTTATCGAGAACAACAAGCTTCAAGACCCGTTCTACCAGCAGGTATTCAAACCCTTGTTACGCGACGAGTGCGCCAAGCGCAAGGTGCAGCTCTTCATTCGCGAGGACACGCGCAAGAAGACGGATAAGGCAACACGTATAGAAGCCAACCTAGAACCGCTCGACCGGCTGGGCGCATGGGTTTTCAATGAGGAGGAAAAGGACAATCCGCACATGCAAGAGCTCATCAACCAGTTCAAGCTCTTCGAGCTCACCCTGCCTTACCCAGCTGACGGCCCCGACGCCGTGGAGGGGGCCGTTACGATGGTAGACCGCAAGACGGGCGAATTGGAACCCACCTACACCATCGCCCTTAACGACGAGGACATAAACAAGGACAACCCTTTTATTATATAGACGACATGAGCAACTTTATAGAGATTACCGACTATGACGCAAGCATACACCGAGAGATTCTCGACAGCCTGCTGCGGCAGGGAACGGCCGACTACGACCCGCAGATTGTCGAGATATGCGAAGACCGCGCCGTAATGGAAATGCGGTCGTATCTCAATAAGCAGTACGACTGCAACAAGATATTCTTGGCGCAGGGCACAGAACGCCACGCGCTGGTGCTGATGTTCGCCCTGGACATCGCCATCTACCACATCTTCTGCCAGCACAACCCTTATAAGATATCGAAGATAAGGCAGGACCGCTACGACCGGGCGGTGGAGTGGCTCAAGGGCGTGATGCGCGGAGACGTGACAATTGACGGCGCGCCGCTGTTGTCGGCGGAAGAGGTAGAGGACAAGAGCCGATGGCAGATAAGGGCGGACGAGGTGCGCCCCACGCTCTTATAAGGGTATGATAAAAAAAAATTAAAATATGAAGACATTAAAACAAAGGCGCATCCAAGGTCGCCGAATAACGCAGGGCGGCATGCTCGCCAGCCTGGGCGGACGCCAGCCCGACGTGGTATTGCAGATGCCGGAGTTGTTCCACTTCAACCTGCAGCATTACATGAGCGCCGTCACTTCCGCGCGCGGGATCGATTACAGCAACCGCGTGCGCCTCTACGACATGTACGAGAGTGCGAACTTCGACCTGCACCTCACGGGCGTTATGGCGAAGCGGCTGCGCGGCGTGACGCAGATACCCATCGAATTTCAGCGCGACGGCAAGCCCGACGAGGAGATAAACAGGCAACTCCGCTCGCCCTGGTTCAAGGAATTGCGCAAGGAACTCATCCTATCCGAGTTCTGGGGATTCACCCTGGTTCAGTTCCGAAAAGAGGATGACGGCAATATCCGTTTCGACTCGATAAACCGTAAACACTACGACCCCGTGCACGGCCTTGTGCTTCGTCATCAAGGCGACATCGGTGGAGTGCCCATTGAGATTTTTGAGAACACACTCTTCGTCGGCTCGGAGCGCGGACTGGGCATATTCGCCGAGATACTGCCCGCCGTGCTGTACAAGAAGGGAAACATGGGCGACTGGGCCCGTTTCTGCAACATTTTCGGCATGCCCATACGCGAGTACACCTACGATGCGGGCGACGAGGAAGCACGCAAGACGCTCATCCGCGAGGCGCGACAACAGGGTACCAATGCCGTTTATATTCACCCAAAGGACAGTGAGCTAAAACTGCTCGAGGCGGCTAACAAGACCGGCAGCAGCGAGCTGTACCGCACCTTTGCCGAATACTGGGATAGCAAGATAAGCATTCGCGTGCTGGGTAACACCCTAACCACCGATGCCAAGAGTACCGGCACACAAGCACTGGGCACGATACACAAGGAAGAGGAGAACGAGATGAACGCTGACGACCGCGACTTCATCCTCAATATCCTCAACTACCAAATGCGCGACATCTTCGCCGAATTGGGATTCAACACCGACGGGGGCGAGTTCGTATACGCCAAGAAGGAGAAGGTGGACACCGCGCAGCAGATTGACATCGTGCAGAAGTTATCTAACATGGGGCTGCCTATCGACGACGACTACCTGTATGAAACTTTCGGTGTTGCCAAACCCGAGAACTACAACGAGCTGAAAGCGAAGAAGGAAGAGGAGCGCGCGGCCTTGCGCCAGCAGCTCGCCCAGCAGGGCGAAGAACCCACGCCACCCGAACCGCACACCCGCACCGCCCCCGAAAACGCCCTGCGCCGTTTTTTCGGCCTAGCCCCGACACCCCTCGGGGCGGACAACGACTTCTAATTGACAACCTCTACTATGGTGGCGGGCGGTGCGGGTGTCACGCACATTTCCACAATGCCGAAGGCGGCGTGGAGGTTTCGGCCGACCTGCTCGGCGACTTCCTGCACACAATTTACGAGGGTTTTGACACCTCCAAAGAAATCGAGCCGAAGATGTGGCGCGCACTGCAACGCACCATGAACGAGGCGGCAGCCGAGGGCCTGGCACGCGGCGACTACCAACCGCGACACAACGACCGCTTTCTTGATGCCATGCGCCACGGCAACGAGGTGTTCGCGGCGTTCAAGGTACATGCGATGGGCAAGGCGATGGCCGACAAACTGCGCGATGCGAACGGCAATATAAAACCATTCGAACAATGGTCGAACGACGTTCGAACGATTGCCTCGCACCACACGGGCGCGTGGCTGCGCACCGAATACAACACGGCCGTGCTGCGCGCGCACGCCGCGGCCGACTGGCAGGAGTTCGTTGAGAACCGCGACATTTTCCCCAACCTGCGTTGGATGCCCACCACGTCGCCCGATGCCGAGGCCTCGCACCGCTCATATTGGGAAAAGAAACTCACCCTGCCAGTCGAGCATCCTTTTTGGGAAAAGCACCATCCGCAAGACAGATGGAACTGCAAGTGCATGCTCGAAGCTACCGACGACCCCGCCACGCCTGCCGACGTGGTGGAGGAGATGCCCACCCCGCAGCCGCAGCGCGGACTCGACAACAACCCCGGCAAGGACGGTCACCTTATCAACGACACTCATCCGTATTTCCCCGAGAACTGCGCACGATGCCCATACTACAAGCCCCGAGGGGTCAAAAACCGCATGCGGGCCATGTTCGTGGCGCATAAGAAGGACTGCTTTAACTGCGAGTACATCGACAACGTGTTGCCGGCATCCGGCAGAACAGACTTGTCCAAGTACGGCGAAAAGGAGTGGGAACATACCTATGTTTCCGATAACGGAGCTGTCGTAACCCAAAGGGAGAGGATTATCGAAGCAGAGCAGAACAAGCAGGAGAAGGAGAAATACACGAAAGAAAAGAACATGTGTAAAGTTCTCGCAGACAATGGGCACGTCGTAGAACACCTATCCGACACAAAGAGAACGGACGGACTGACCTACGACATCACGATAGACGGGATGCCGGCAGACCTAAAGCAGGTAGACGGAGGTGCGGGGAACATCGTCAAGTATGCCCGTAAGGCCCTAACAAGGCAAGGAGGAAAAGCGGTAGTGTTCCAACTTCCTTCTCATGAACAAAAATACTACGATGCCATCAATGAGGTTCGCCGTAAGGTGGAAGGCAAAATCTACTTCTACTTTGCCGATGAGAAAGTGTTGAAGGAAATAAAATAAGGCCGCTGAAAAGCGACCTCGGGGCGGTACAGGACTTTTATGCCCCATCCCTACACCATTACTGATGCATTGCAAAGATACAACTTTATTCGTTACCACCAAAAAAAATAACAAGAAAAATAATGAACGCCAAGCAAATAGCCGACATCATCGCCCGAGCCCCACAGCAGGTGGAGCAGGCCATGCGCTCGGACATCCCCCGCAAGGCGGCCGTCATCGCCAAGAATCACTTTCGGCAGAACTTTCGCGATGGCGGTTTCACCAACGCCGGGCTGAACCCCTGGAAGAAGACACGGCGACAGGAGGCGGGCTCGCCGTACAAGCCGCTGACCTCGGCCACCGACAACCTGATGCGCAGCATAGATGCCGAGCCCATGCCCGGCGCGGTGATGGTTACCAACCCGCGACCCTATGCCGCCATCCACAACGAGGGCGGAAACATCGGCATAACACCCAAGATGCGCCGCTATGCCTGGCACATGGTGTATTCGCTGGCCAAGGTTAAGAAAGGCGAGAAAATGCCGAAAGAACTGCCGCCGATGGCGCAGGCGTGGCGCGCAATGGCTCTAACGCGCAAGACGGCCATACACATCCCGCGCCGTCAGTTCATCGGCACGAGCCACGAACTCAACGTTAAGATACGCAAGATGATACTAAACACACTAATAGAAATAGAAAATGGAATCGATTCTCGTTAACATGATAGACCACATATCGCGCGCCCTGCCTTGGGCGCGCACCGTGGACGAAGACTACGGACAGCTGGAGGCACTCGACAACGAACAGCTGGACATGTATCCACTGACATATCCCGCCGTCCTCATCGACCTGCCCGGCACGGAATGGACAGACACGGGTGACATCGCACAGCGCGGAACCTGCGAGGTACGCGTGCGCCTTATACTCGACTGTTACGACGACACTCACGCTGGCAGCCACACCGTAGACAAGATTATGCAGCGCGAAGAAAAAAGAAAAGCCCTGCACGCGCTGTTGCAGGGCTATCGGCCATCGAGCGAGGGGGCGTTGATACGCACGCGCTCGCGGTTCTTCACTTTCAATCACGGCATCAAGGTGTACGAGGCCACATACACATGCGCCATCGCCGAATCTACTCGGGAAACAGGGACAATTGCGCGCACGACTCTCTCCGTGCGGCTGAAGACCTGAACCCCTGACGCCGACTCTTCTCCACGGCCTTTCCGTCTACCGTGGCCCCATCCATCAGCATGCGCCGCACGATGCGCAGCGTGGTGGCTTCGGCCAGGAAGAACTCCTCGTTAGAGAGTTTCGCAATGGTGTCGTCGAAACGAAGCCGGCGGACTTCGCTCCAATAGTAGAACCGTTCGAAGAGCTTACGGTCCCGCTCGTTTATAAGTTCCTTGTTTCTCCCTCTTGCCATAATCGTTGTGCGCGCTAACAATAATATGCAAAATTAATGAAAAGTCCCCGTAACAACAAGCGTTGCGGGGACTTTTTTACATTCAGGGGTTAAAGAGTTAAGGAGTAAGGGAGTTAAGCCAATAGCCTTGCGGGCGTGAGCCATCTTTTCACCCTTTCACCTTTACTACATTCTGCAAAAACTGGGCTCCACCTTGCGCCAAACTCCCATCTCGTCTCGCTTGTGGAAGTAGAAGTTCTGCGCATTCCGCTGTACCACGTTGCTTTCCTTGAAGAGCTGCATGATCTCGGCATACTCGGTATCGAAACGACTTTCCAAGTCGTACAGCTTAGATATGCTCTTATAATCGAGGTCGCCGCTCTTATTGCGTTCAAGCAGCGTCATGGCCATCTGGTACATCGCGTCGTCCGTGCCTTTCTCCCTATTTTGCACATAGCGTTTCAGGTAATCAACCAAACGTTCTGCGGCCATGTCCGCACGCTCGTCGAAGCCTTTCACCTTGTTTGCCGCCACGGTCAGGCGGAACTCGTCTACCGTAAGCGTGAAGCTGCGCTGTTCGTCCGCGCGCAGCTGGCCATATTCGCGCATGATTTCTTTAAACGCGCTGCACTCCTTGTCCAACCATTCGCGGAACGAGGTCACCTCGTCCACCACCTGCATAAGGTGTTTCTGCACGTCATCCGCAAACTTCTTACGTAACTCTTCGTATGCCTGGCGGCGGTTGTTCTTCTCCTCGTTGGCCTCGCGCTGCAACGTGGCCAACAGTTCTTGTTTCTCCTGGGCGGTCAAGCCCTCAAGCATTTCCTTTTTCATCTTTGTTGTTTTTATTGTTAATCATAAAATTGTATTTCACTTTCAGTTTGGGAGGATGTGGCCGTGGCTGCTGTGGTGGCGTGGGCGTGGAAGGGTTCTTAAGCCCACCCTTTTTCAATATCGACCGCAACTTACGTTCCAACGCCTTCAGCTCGTCAAACGACAACCTGCGGAATTTCTTTCTGGCGATACGAGGTTCTTGGCAGAAGGCGTCAACACAGGGCCACTGTGTAGTGTCTATGCCTAGTTTTTGCATCAGCTTGAGAACCACGCTGCGTTGTGTTATCAATTCGCGAATGAACTCATCGTTGTCCACCACGCGCTGCATGTCGCACAACATCATGTCGTATTCAGTTGGGTGCATCTGACGCAAATGCTCGGTACGCCCTTTGGTATATTGGAAAACCAACGTTTCCTTGTCGGCATACGGCATGAGTTTGAGCAACGCATAAAACTTTCGATAGTTATACTCTGGCGGCATAGGCTTGTCCTCCTTAATTAGCGGCTACCGCCACGTTTGTTCTTCCATCCAGTCAGCATAGGCCGTTCGCGCCCGCGCCGCGCTCGTAACCACGCCTTGCGTCAAGTCGTCTGCCGCGAAGAGCGGCACGCCGTTAACGGCCACATGCATCTGGCCGTTATATTCCATCACCTGTATGGCTTTGCGCGCCTCACGGTCTATCCGTTTCACGCGGCGCGCCTCCATTTCGCGGGCGCGGCCCTCGAGCCATGCTTGCAGGCGCACTTTCATTCTTTCGATTATCAGTTTCATTGTCTTTTCTCCTTATTTAATAATGGTGTACTCATATTCTCCGGGCAGAAGCAGGACGGGCTGCCCCATTCCCATAACCCATTCCCCAGCCCCGACCTGTTGCCCTTCGGGTGCCGGCACTATCTCATGGACGCTGCCAGGGGTAATGTTGTCGAAAGCAGGGCTGAAGGCCGTGCATTCTTTCACGCGTACGCGCACATCCCGTCGAGGGCCAGTGCAAGACGCCAGCTTCGTCACGTCATCCGCATTTAGTTCAAGCGTGCCAAGCTGGTACGAACGCGCACGCAGGTGGCATAGCGCACACTCGTATTCATCATACATGCCACGCTTGCCGTCGCTCAGGGTGACGGCGTTCGCCTTCTCCCATTTGTGCCCACCCAAACTGAAGTCCGCCGTCTGCGTCACACGATTTTTGTCGCTTTTCATTTTTCAGCTCCTTTCCACTCGACCGTCACCACGGCATCGAGCCTGCCGCTGCCATTGCATATTGGGCACTCCTGCTTGTATCGTTCCTCCCACTCGTCCTCCATCCAGTGGAAGCCGTTGCCTTGACAGTATGGGCAGCTGTGCCCACGGCTCTCGATGCGGTCTGTCATGCGCCCGCCTGGTGTCATCCTCCCAGGGGCGATTTCAATTGTTCTTCTTTCTTTGCTCATATTTCTTATATATATAATTGTACATGAAAATTAAATTCTCCGCATAGGTATTCGAAATTCCTTTTTAAAACATCCCTATTCTCCCGAACTGGGATGCCGTCAAACAAATACATAATAACAAATACCATAATCACTTACCCTTCCGCGAACTTGTCCAGTTCGCTTTCCATGTCCTCGCCCCACACGCGCCTCGCTCCCTCGTCCCAGATGACGTACCGCCCGCCTGGCTTAAATCGGCCTTTGCTTATCGCGACATACCCCTTTACCAGTATCTTCTGCGTAGCATCGTACATCACCGCGTCCGCCGCCTGTCCCTTAGGCTTGTCGCCGGTGGCGTGCGAAACGAATATGATCAGCTTGTCCGCGTGCGCCTCCTTAAACCGCTGGTATTCGGCATAACGCATCCGCGTGTATTGGAAACTGTCTATCACAACGATGTCGGGGCTTTTGGGGCGACTCAGCCGTTCGTGCAAGTCCGCCATGCTCTCGCGGTTCAGCAGCACCACCCTCCGTGCCACGTCCATCATCCCTGCACGGATGAAGGCATTCTTCATCGTCAGGCTGTCACCCTCCTCGAGGCTGTCATAAGCCACGCGGCCGAAACGGGCCAGTTCCTTGCAGAGTTCCAACACGAAACTGGTCTTGCCCGAACCGCTCTTGCCCCATATCAGCCAAACGCCAGTGCGGTCTATCTCGCCAAACGTCTCGTGCCAACGCTCAGACAGCCGGTAGGTGGCTCGTTCCAGCATGTAGACGTCACTCACCGACAGCGCGCGGTTCAGACGGCGTGTCCCGTCCTTGTTCTTTACGCTCTTAACCATCGTTCAAACGCCGTTTAATCAGCGTTCGAACGCCTCTTGTTCGCGCATCCGGCGCGCACGGTGCACGGCCTTTTTCACCCGTCGCAAGTCGAATCCGCACTCCTCGGTCTCGCGGATTATCTCCGAAATCCTGTCCTTGTCCGTCACGCCGTTCAGCGTGCACACGGCATAGACGTCGTTGGGCCTGGTGGGCTCAAGCTCAAAGAACTTGCGCCCGATGTGGCTGTCTATCTCGTTGTAGCCCTTCTTGTCGTAACGCAGGCCGTTCCGCATGCGCCTCTTGATGTAGGCCGTCGAGAAGAACACGATGCCGCAGCGTTCTTCCAAGCGGTTGTACAGGTCGATGAAGTAATGGAATACGCGCTCGTTCAGCTTGTCGGCCTCGTCGAACACCAGCAGCGGGCGTTCCATCTGCACCAGCGCGACCGTAATGGCGTCCAGGCTGTCGCGCAGCGTCTGCCCGTCGGTGCGGATGCCGATGCGCCGGGCGATGTCGCGGATGAAATCTCCGCGGCGCATGTCCTCGGAACAGAGAATGTAGAACACCTCCGAGTGCTCCGCCTCGTATTGCCTGGCGGTCGTGGTCTTGCCGCACCCGGCCTCGCCAACCACCCATGTCACGTTCTTCCAACGCTGCGCGTCTTCCAACGCGAAGCGCATCTCCTGGCTGGCCGTCGTCTCGGCCGTCCGCCATTCCGCCTGCCCCATGTCGCCAACCTGCGCCTGCAAGTTACGCCACATGTCCGCACTGATGTTCTCCCACTTGCCGCCCAATATCGCGCTGAGCGTGGCCGCGCTTGTGCCGCGCAGGCTCTGGGCGGCCTTGTTCTGCGAGGGGTATTTCGCCACGTAGCGGCGAAGCGCTTCCCTTATCTCTTCCTTTTGTCTATTCTCCATGATGTCTTATGTTTTTTTGTTTATAATTTTCCTGCCGTTTTCTTCAAGTTCGCTTGCGGAATAGCCAGCTCCGCACTGTTTTCCTTCGCGGTGAGCCAGTCGTCCATCGAAATCCTTTTAGTGTGCACGCCCAGCTCGAAGTCGGCCGCAGACATGCCGTACTTTGCCACGCGCCGCTCAACCTGCCGTTCTATCTCCTCGTTGGCGCGTTTGCCCGCGCCCTTTATCTGCGGAGCGTTCAGGCCGTGCTGTTCGGGAGCGGTGCCGTTCTCGTGCTCTATCTCGCGGGCGGCCACCTGCCGGTCTATGCGGTCGCGCAGGTTGGCCTCCTGCTCTTGCCGTATGAATTGGTGGTCGGCCGCGGTCTGGTCTTGCTTGGCGCGCCGTATCACGAAGTATGGCTCGGCCGTGCGTTCGAAACGCAGGCTGCCGTCGGCCTCTTGCCTGTAAAGCCGCACCGAGGTCATGTCGTAGGGGTCGTAGGCCACTACGAAGCGGCGGTATGTGTTACGCCTGCGCCAATCGTGGTCGGGCTCTCCGGGCGCGCTGTACACCTCGTAGCTGTACTTCTTTCCCTTCACCGTGATGGTGACGCCCTGGTCGGTGAACGTCACCGCCTTTTCCGTAAACATCCAGAACATGTCCACCATGTCGTATGTCGTCACCTCTTGCGTATCCTCGTTCACACCCGCCTCATACATGTCGATGCGCCTCTGCCCAGTGGCGGGGGGCAGCCCCTCGTTCCATTCCTTGCGGGCTGCGGCGTAGGCGTCTTTCAGTTCGTCCAGCGTGTACAGCGCATCCTTATTCGCAGCCAAGAACTCCACGTTGGGGCGGCTGCCTCGCTTCACCGTCCCCACGTTCTGGCCCGTGAAACGCCAGTCCTTGTGCAGCACCTGCGCCTGCACGCGGCCGAAAACGCTCTCGATGGTCTTCGATTCGCCGTTGTACGGCATCGTCGGGCGGTGCATCGTGGCCACTTTGCCCAGAAAACCGCTCGCCGCATGTTTCTTGTGCCCGCCCTGGTTGTCCGTCACCAGTTCGTAGGGCTTGTGCCCGCTCGTCTGTATCGCCATGCGCAGCGCATGATATTGCGCCAGATAGTCCTCCGTGTCGCTGATGTGGTAGCCCAGCAACACCTCCGTGGCTGCGTCCATCACCTCGTAAACGCATGTCGTGCGCACCTTGCCGTCCTCGTCGCGGTAGTACAGGTTCAGTTTCGTTCCGTCGCCGTACCACAGGCTGTCGCGACGCGTGGGCAAGGCCGTGCGGTGCTTGCGGTTGAACCGCTGGCGGGCCTCTTGCTCGCCGTGTGCCGCGCCGTACCACAGCGGCTGCACCTCGGGCGAGTTGAGCCAGCGTTTAAGCCCGCTCAAGCTGCGGATGGGTTTCCATCCCCTCTCCCCGGCTATCTCGTTGGCGCGCTCCAACAGCTGACTGTCGGTGTACACCGGTACGCGGCTGCGTTTCAGCGCGATGAGCATGCGCCCGAACTCCTCCGTTATCTTCAAGGTGTTCGTGTTGCCCACCTTGCCGCTAACCAACGCGGCATAGCCCTCTTCCTTAAACGCCTTTATCTTAGCCTTCAAACGCGCTGTGTTGGCTGGTAGGGTATGCCCGTATGTCTCGCGCAGCTTCTCGCAGCTCGCCGCCACCACGTCCCACACGCCGCCCATGCCAATGCCCAGCGAGGCGCGGGCGGCCTTGCATTCGGCCATGCGGCGCAACAGCGTGCGGATGACGCTCGCGTTCACGGTGTATTCTTCAATGAGCTTGGCGGTCAGGTGCTGCCGCGCGCCGTCCTTCTCATAGGTGTAGGCCTCGTAGAACTCGCGCGCCTTGCCGTCAAGGCGCAGCGTCTTCTGAATCTGCGCTTGCTTCATCTTCTCTACCGGGTCGCCGTACTTCTCCACGAACGCGCGCTTGTATTTCTGCGGAATGGAATCCCACGAGTACAGGGCTTCGCAACCTTCACCTCCGCCACGGCGAACGCACTCGATGTTCTTGCGAGTAGTGTTCTTAATGAGCGTATCACGGCTGATAACACCTGCCGTCAGGTCTCCGAAACTCACGCATAAGATGTTATTATAATACTCCATTCTAAGCGATTTTACGGTTTAACGTTGTGGAATAATTTTAAATGTGCGTTACAATCTTGCAGCCAGCTCCTGACAGGCCTCCAAATCGGAGATTGTACTCACGTCCGCTTCTTTAACGAGGTCTCCATACTTATTCACGATTGTAACAGTTCCGTCTCGCTTATCCAGGCGCAATACCGCGCCATTGCGAAAGTATTGCACCATCAGCCCCTGATGGTCGTGTATCGTCTCTTCGATAGGCAGACGAACTTTCTCCTTTCCGCCAAGTTGCGACAAGGCTACATGGCGTATCTTGCGCGCGGTCTCGGTATCCACCTTAAAGTTCAAGGTGTCACTTACCATGCCTTTACTGATGTTGAAAATTTTCCTCAGATGAATCTTCCCATCTGGACTTAGCTCGATGTATCTTTCCATTTTTCTTGTTTTATTATGCTCTTCGCGCTTTTTTTTGTAACTTTGGGCGCGGTTGAACTGTTCAGATGATGCAAAGTTACAATATTCTGTATTATCCTGCAAGAAAAAACATAACTAAATTTCAATATTCTGTATTATGGGAAATAAAAATGATGTATCAAGGCGGTTTATCGAGGCCTATGAGCGGCTGCTCGAAAGGGGACTTGTATCTGATAAAAAGAATTTCGCCTCTAAAATTGGCGTAAGCCCCTCCATGATAACAGAGATACATAAAGGTCGAAGCAGCGTCGGAACAACCGCAATACAGAATATTGTGCTTGCTTATGGTGTTTCTCCTGATTGGCTTTTAACCGGCGAAGGCGTAATGATGAAGGAAGATAAGAAAGATGAAACTGTGCACATTACAACTATTCATGAGCCTAAAAGCATAGAGAAGAAAGAAACCACGCAGGTGGTATATCTATATGATTTCAAGGCGTCAGCAGGTTTAAAGTCCTTGTTCGACAACAATCAGCACAGAATAATCGATGACATTCGCATCCCCAATCTCCCCAAATGCGATGGGGCCATACACATTGTCGGCGATTCCATGTACCCCTTGCTCAAGTCGGGAGATATAATACTATATAAGCAGATGCCGCTCGACATCGAAAATCTGCTCTACGGCGAGATGTACCTGCTGTCCTATGATATAGACGGCGAGGACTATATCGTGGTGAAATATGTTCGCAAATCAGGGAAGGGAGAACCCTTCATAACCCTTGGTTCAGAAAACCCTGAACATGCGGCACGCGATATAGACTTCCGGCGTGTCAATGCACTGGCACTTGTTAAGGCCTCTGTACGTATTAACAGCATGAAGTAAAGTACTCTATGTTAGTTTTTTAGTTTTAATTTGAAGGTTTATACAATGGCAAAAGAAGAAAAAGAAAGGGATGATGTGAAATATCCCCGTCCACAAAGAACGAGTGCGGAATACACAAACAGCACCGATTTTTTAGACGGGCAATAATTTCACTACGACAGAAAGTAAGGCAACGACAACAATCGTTGCCTTTACCACCCACATAACCTTGCCCACCATTGCAGCCCGTTCTTTAAGCACCTTGGCATTCGTGTCATAACATTCCTGGTTCTCTTCAATGGCGGCAACAAGCAGCATGTGCCTGTATTTCTTGTTTGTATTATAAGCCTTCATTAGGTCCGCAGTTATGCAATTCTTCGGCTCGTTTCCTATATTCTTGAACAAATGCACCTGAATAGCCCCCGAAAACATCATGGCCGTCGCCACTCCCATACCAGCCCATAGCGTATAACCGATAATGAGCATGGGCAACTCATGGCAGCCAACCAGATATGCCGTCACGCCCGAAAACACGGTCAAAACAAATCCAAACAATGTGTAAGCCCGGTCAGAAGATCTGCGCAACTGTTCAAGGGAACTAGCCGCCAACTTATCCGAACGTTCCAAAATAAGCTTCAGCGTGTTGTCGTCTAAAAACTCCATCTGCTTGTTGGTAATACTATAATGAGCACACATACACATACTTTTTTAGTCGTTTTACACTGCAAATATACACAAAACCTCTGTAAACAAGGCTTTTACAAGATTTTGTTAGCTAAAAACAGCCGCCCAAAAACGGGAATAAGCCCCCCCTATAACGCATTTTTGCCCCAAAAACACACGCTTTTCAGCATTAACCCCCAAAAAATCACCCCGAATAAGTGTTAAAAGTGTCCCCCCTCTTGTCCCCCCTCTCAACACATTTCGTTTTTCCGTGTCCCCCCTTTTGTCCCTCCTTTTGTCCCTCCAACCCGTCATTTTAACAATTCCTGCCCCTAAAATAGAGGCACAAATGGTCGCATGAACACTAAAACGGCCTGTGTGCCGTTCAAATTGTGCACACAGGCCGTTCAAACGCCGTTTAATCAACGTCTTAGCTATCTCGTTTCTTCGCACTATGCCGTATCAGCTCGCCTGCCCTTATAACCGCCTTCTTATTCAGCACAACACCCCCTTTGCTTAGCCCTACGCGTTCCAACGAGCTTTGGGTTATGCCCAAGTCCTCTGCCGTCAAAACGCTGTAAACGGCAGGGATAGAACCAAAATAATAATTGCGCCGCCCATGCAGCAGATGAACATGAATAACCTTTGTCATAATCGTAATATTTTGGCACAAATATACAAAATAATAACTATTTACGATAATTCAATAAAAACAATTTAACCCAACATAGAATATCGCTATATGGAAAGCAGGGCAAAACCTGAGCAACGAACGGTTAAAACACCCCATAGCCCTCAACATAAAGCAGCCTACCCATCCACTAGGAACAACACCTCGTATGGTAGTTGTTAGGCCCATACAAAGCAAAAGAAACACGCGAAAACCCCTCGCCGCAGCTACCAATATAACATTCACCCCTCGAACACCATTCAAAAAACGCCCACATGTAACACGAATGTAACGCGAATGACACATCTCGTTTTACCCTCACCTCTCCATCCCTTTTCGTAACTCACTGAAAACTAACGCAATGCTCCTTACCTCATTTTTACGTTTCGTTATACCCCCCGTAAATGGAATTATATATGGGCATAGTCAATTACCTGAAGGTCATATTCATAAGACGAACCCACATATAAACATACTGACATCAGAAGGGAATAAAGTATCTATTAATATAGGGATATTCAGTAAATATCTAACTAATTGTTTGTCAGTGTAATATATTATTTGTACCTTTACATAAAACCCCCGAACGACCCATCACGGGCAGAATCGGGGGAAATTTATAAAATTAAC